AAGCCACTCATCTTCGTTAACTGATATAGTTACACTTGGTTTGTGCTCGCACCAATGTTTAGCATAAACTAACCAATGGTCTAATTGTTCTATAGCCGTACGTTTATTACGAGTTATACAACCACTTGGTGCTTTCTCTACAAATGAAAAGACAGATGTAGAATCTGGTTTCATAACACAGTCTTCTATTGGTATGTTCTGAGATTGTAAGAATTGTGTTAGTGGATCTTTCTTGTCTCCTCTAACTCTACGAATGTAATAATCATTGTGCCTTGCATGTATACCAGATGCAGCATTAACTAATTGTGATACTGTACCTGATGGTTTAACACAAGTAATAGCCGTAGCTTGGTTGATACCAAATCGTTTAGACCATATCTTATTAACAGCTACTGCCTTATCTTTTAACTTCACAAGCAACTCTGTTAGTACAGCTTTGTTATAAATATCTCCAGATAATATTTTATGATCCATGATACCAGTTAAAGATACTCCGAGTAATCTTTCTTTCTCTGTTGCATCTTTCCATTGTCTTCGTAGATATTTAAAGTTTGTTAAGGTAGCTTGCATAGTACCAAGTATAGTAGCCGCTTCAACCTTATCTAGTAAGTCTTCTTCTTTATCGCCCTCACGTACCACTACTTCGGATAAGTTACAAAATTGGAAAGGTTGTAAAATTATTTCCGAACACGGATTAGTTCCGAACTCAAAGTCAGCGTCTCTTCTTTTATTACGTGATGCAACTTTCTTTGAGGCTTGTCTGTTAAAGATACCGCGTTCACCACTACCAGATTTATATAGCGCTAACCATTCTTCCATAAAAGTTCCGATGTTATCTGGCTTGGTTTCGTATACGGCAGAGTTATTTGATAGCGCACGTTGTGCCTCAACTCTATACCACTCACCAGACTTTGCATCTCTCATGTCTCTATCATCAAGGTCTGATAAACTAATCATAGCCGAACGTCTTACTCCTCCGACAACAACAATCTCCCCTACTTTACAGACAAGATCATGACACTCAAGTGGTGTTAGTTGTCTGCCTTTCGCTTTAGTAAAGGTTTCGATGGCGAAGTTAAAGAGGTCGACGAGAGGTGCAGGTCCAGAAGCTCGGCCGCCGAAAGTGTTAAGTCTTGCTCCTGATGGTCGCACGTTAGATACATCCCACCTTGGGATTTGCCCGGCATACAGTAGTGTAATGATTTCCCTAAATGCTTTTGCCCAACCAAGCTTGGAGTCTCTGACCATAATAACAGTCTCTGTATTGTGAAACTCATCAGCAACACTAGGCAAATTTCTGGTATATTTTTTCTCAACACTAAAGCCAACTCCCGTCCCGCACATAAGTACATATAATATTTCATCAAAAGCTTTTGGGTGATCTACTGGAACATAAGAACAATTATACCCAGCTATGTTTTCTTTTTCCAAGGCTGGGCCCGCAGTCATCAGTGCCCTCATTGAAGGCATGACATCTAACTTCATGACTTTATTAGATAAATAGTCCATAGTTTTTTTATCTAAATCATAGTCACAATTCTTTTTTAGTTGTTGTTTAAAGAAATCAAAGTACCGACTTACAGTTTCGTGCCATTCCTCTCTTCTCTTTTCTTCTGGTAACCATCTAGCATATCTAGATTTGTGTATAAATTGTTGGTAAACAGTTGGTAATGTCGTCATGATCTCCCTTTCATTTTAATTATGTTTCTAATATGTGTTAATGTCATTACCACATTCAGTACCATCATAAAGTATAGACCCTCTTGGATCGTCCATGCCCACCAAAAAACTTGGGAGCATATACCAAACAACGGTGCTTTCAGTGATCCGTTTCCGTACAAGTACACTGACACACATGCACTGAGTGAGCAGATTATTTCAAGTATCGGAAGTTCTGATACTATCATTCTTTTTCTAGCAATTCAATATATCTATTTAAATACCATCGAGCTTTCTGTAAATCCTCTAGTCTTTTGCCTTTGTAATTACATCTCCAAGAGTATTTCATTACTTGTCCACGTAGGTATCCTCTGTATTCTTCAGGTGTAAGTGCAGCTTCGATAGCTTCTATACATTCAATACCTTTATCATTGTACTTGTAATGTGGTGGGTGATTAACTAAATCATCTTTCATTTTTTGTCCTCTCCATGTGTCATGTTTAGTAGTACATTTAATCTCTTCCTTTGGAAGTCTGTGTTATTAGGTTCATGAATGAGCTTACGAGCAAAAGACCGCACTTGACTATAATGCAAACCAGCAAGATCACAAACATCGACGAACCAAGAAGCAGTAACCCCAACAGATTTGCTAAACCAACGAACAGCTTCTTCCCTAATCTGTATAGCTTCTTTAGTGGTGTTATTATCATCGTTACTAGCATCAAGTAAAGCTTGGTATATAACGGCTCTGAATAATGCTCTTTCATTCTCTCCCTCTTTATTTCCCTCGGTGGTCGTATCGAGTATAGGGTCTAAAACTATTCGGGTTTGACTTTGGTTTAACAAAGATTTCTGTTGTGTTGATTTCTTTTGGTCGTTCATCTATCCAGTCCACTGGTACAAATCTATCTGCCCATATAAAATTATTATTAGTTAGCCAATCACCATAAGTTGTTTTACTAGTTTTGTAAAGTTTATTTCTAGAATTTTGTAATACAAATCTAATATCTAAATCTGGCCTTTGCTTTTTAATATACAAATGCTTGGCTCTATCTTCTCTTGTTAACTGTCCTTTGAGTTCTATTATAATACCGTTTGTTAGTATAATGTCTGGGGTGTATGTCTTCCTAATCTCTGGAACTACATAAGGTATGACAAGTGTTTCATATTCAAATTTAACTTTATCTTCATCAAGCTTAGCGCAAACAGTAGCTTCAAAGATAGATCTATAAAACCCTTTTTCTTTTCTTAATATACTCATGGTATATCTTCTGATACATTGGGTTCATTAACCACTTTGGTTAACCATCGTGGCCCTTTACTGTAGATAAACTTTCGTAATCCTTGTCCATCATTAGCATCAGACCAACAGTCAACTTTATATGCGCAGTAAGAACAACCGATACTTAACTTCATGTTACCTGATACTCCGTCTGGTTCTTCGTCGTAACATCTTGGTGGTGGTTTGTTCTTATCCTTTAATACTTTTCGTAAGTGTTTAATTCTTTCTCGTGCATTAGGTATATCTGATTTATGTGGGCGACATAATGCAAGTGCTCCACTTTGTTTATCAATAGCAAGAAATCCTACCTCATCATTCTTATTTGCTTGTGAGTATGCAGCAATCTGATGAAGATATCCAAAGGCATCTGTCTCTGGAGTGAGATCATTCTCTCTAAACTTTCTGAATCCAAACTGTGATGCCGACTTAACATCAATAACAACTCCATCTATTACTGCATCTTGATGGCCAACAACTCCATCAAGGTCTAATGTTTTCTGTTCATCTGTGACAGAATGTCCTGCCGTTTTAGCTAGTAATAATAGAAGTGCTTCTAACATATGCCCATATAAAAACTTTATTCGAACATGAGATGGCATATGCTCTCTTAGTTCTGGTTTGTATAACTCATACCATAATTGTCTATCTGGTTTGCCGAGGCTCGACATACGAATACCTCGGCTACCAGATTGTTTCTCTGTTAGATAAGTAAGAACAGCATCTTTCATACTCTCTGCAAATTCATTTAAATTATTTGTTGTGGGTTGATTAGTGTTGCCCTCGTCAAACAATTTGTAAATATCTTTTACAAGAGTATCTATGCTCTTCTTATCTGACATTAGAATGGAAGTGTGTCGTCTTCCAATCCATCTTTCTTAGATGCGCCGTTAGTTGGAGCCTGGTATCCAGACTCTTCACCGAACTCATCTAAGTTTTCAGAAGGACTGTACTCAACTAGTTTAGTTACTTGTACAGCTTTTAAAGATGAGCCAACACCTTGGTTACCACCGACGTTGTAATCGTATGTATCAAAAGCCACATTAACTTTTGAACCATTACCAATTAAAACATCAGGACTAACTGGTGTCTTCTTAGAATCTACAACACGAGGTGCAGAGTTCTTTGTACCATCTTTACGAGTGTACTTTCTTTTGATAGTAACGAAATCATTTCTCTCGTCACCTTTGTTTTTAATACGAGGACCAAGACCCAAGTCTTGTAATTGTTTCTTAGTCTTTGCATCCACTGTTACATCAATGGAAAAAATACCTTGTTCATTATACTGATCAAAGTGTGGTTGGTGGACTTTCGCCCAATAAGCAGTGCCTGAAATTACTGGCATATTTATCTCCTTAAATTAAAAGTTTATAAAAGTTATTAAAATTAGTGTCTCAATAAAGAAACACCTCGACAGTATACCATACTATCAATGGTGTCAACAGTTAGTGGGTTTCTTTCCAAGTCGTGCCGATTGAATACTCACTATCTAGTGGACATCGTAGGTCAAATTGTTTCTCTACACGTTTCATTGCCTCCTTTGTAATGTTACCAAAATCTACAGCTTGTTCCTTACGGACTTCAAACTGCACCTCATCATGGACGTTAGCCACTGGCTTAGCATCCAAGTTCTGCTTGTCGACCTCATCAATTATATTGAGTAGCCATTGCTTACATATAATAGCACCCGCTCCTTGAATAAGTGTATTCAAACTAGAGTGAATGGATCGTGCAAGTAGAATCCTTTTATCAAGCGCAACCAATTGGTACTCACCATACTTGCGCTTACGTTGTTGTAATAAATTAACTAAGTTACTTGTTAAAGTTTTCATACCTTTAACTTTATTTATAAATCTCTTACGACTACCTAATCCAGCAACCGTATCACCACCTACTATCTGACCTAGCTTTGCATCTCCAGCTCCATAGATAAATGCATAGACCCAAGTCTTTGCCGTTGGTCTATCTTTTAATCCGATAATCTTTTGATTGTATGTATGTATATCACCATCAACTACTTGCTCCGTGAACTTTGGGTTCTGTAAGTAATGCGCAAAGCATCGTAGTTCTAAACCACTAGCATCCGAACCGACTAAACAATACTTATTTGGATCTTGTATAGTCCATAATGAACGACACTCTTTACCGTATGGTGAGTAACTTGCTGGAACTTGTGCCATATTAGGGCCATAGTGACTCATACGAGATGTCACACAACCCAGTGTTATGACTCTGCCGTGCACTCGGTTATCACCTTTAACATTCTTCAACCACGATTGTATTTGTGATACACGTTTCTCATACAATAGATACTCTGCAATCATCTTAGCCTCTGGATAATCTAACTCCTTTAAAACTTTCTCATCTATAACTGGTAGTCCAGTTGGTGTGGTTTTACTTGGCAGCCAATTATATTTCTTTTGTAATCGTTCTGCCACTTGCTTACGAGAACTAGGGTTAAACTCATCGACGTGATCCTTGAGTGGTTTACCAGTGGTCTTATGAAATCGTGGTGTATATATTGTAGGGAATATAGTTTTCAAATCTTTCTTTAAATCTTCTGACTTTGTTTTCAACTCTTCTAATAAATCATGTGCCTTATTTACATTTAAATAGAATCCATTCTTCTCTTGTTGATCTATAATTCTTCTGACTCTATGTTCCATACGTACACTCTCTACACTAAACCGTGTTATCTTAGGTGCTAGGTGTGCCATAAGTTTACGTGTGACATGTACATCTTGTTGACAATACTTCAGCATCTCTTCTGAATATTCCTCGAAGTCTTTAAACTCTAGCTTACCACCTCGTGTTAGTTTCTTACCCCAAGATTTTAAACTATGACCACCATCTATGTGTGCATTAATCATTTGAGATATAAGAAGTGTATCAATAATATTTTCCAAGGGAATTGTTATGCCTAATAATCTTTCTAGCACTGGGCCATCAAAGCTTACACCATTATGCATGATGTACTTACGATCTTGATTGTGAAACTCTTTGAACTCTTTACATCCTTGCTCTTGTATAAAGTCTCTCTGTTCTCCAGTTGCATAGTCTTGAATACATATACAATGTATCTTGGTAGCATCTAAACTATCCGTCTCTATATCTAGAACTACTGTGTCAAATTTTGAATCCATCATTCACCTCCTTGAAGTCATCGTTGTCTTTGGATTTTGGGTTAGATATTTCAGTTAAGCGACCACTATCTTTATGCCATTGTAACCAACAACATGGGCCAGTCTCTCCACTAAATCTGTTCTTCAGTATACGAACTGTAGTTTGGTTTCTCTTCTCCATGTCTTCTGCTTGTCCGTTTCTTTCTAATGAGAAACAAAAGTCAGAAAGTTGTGCAATACCATGTGAACCTCTGAGTTGTGACAGACTAACTATCGCACCTTCTTCGTGTCCACTATCTGAACTAGCTCGTCTACTTAAATGAGATACCAACATCAGATGTATGTTCTGTTCTTGAACTAAAGTTCTAAGCCTTGTCATGATACTATCGATTGCTCTTCTCTCATTGTCACCAGTCATAGCCGATACAATCATAGTCAAGTGATCGAGTATAATAAACTTACAATCTAATCCACTAGCTAGGTATTGTACTTTAGATATGATGTTATCGATATCAGTAGAACCAAAGTGATCCCACATTCTTACTTTGTTTGTACCAAGGGTAGCCTCCCATGCTGCACGTTTCTCTTCCATAGTTGATTCACAGAATGGTAGGTGCAGTGGTTTGTTGGCATGTACAGACATGATACCTTTGGTTGTTCGTTCAACAGATTCCTCTAAGAATAAACAACCAACTGAATGATTACTGTTCTTTATTATGTGGTAAGCTAGTTCTCTCATTACACTAGACTTACCTATACCTGACCCCGCAGTGTACGTACATAACTCACCGAGTCTCATGCCGTAAGTCATAGTATTCATACCCTCCCACGGATAAGGTATTGATTCAATTACCTTTTCATTAGCAATAAGATCCCAAGTATTCTCACCAAGTATGATACCCTCTGGTGTGTAGGCTTGTGCAGAATAATATCGTTTAATAAAATCTTCTTTTTTGTTTTGAACTAAATAGTCGTTAGGATCTTTGAGTGTAAGATTTACAATGAATACTTTATTTGGTGGAAATAGTTCAGCGACTCTTCTGCTCGCCTCACGACCAGGCTCGTCATTATCAAAACAAATATATATTTTTTCGTAGCTATTAATATACTCATATTGTTTCTTACAATCTGTAACAGCTCCAGCTGCGCCTGTCCTA